AGATAGAAGAAAAACCTATTATACTATCACCTCAGCAACAGGCAATTGCGGATTATGTCTCACCATCCCCCAGTCCTACTGCCTCAACAGTGCCGCGAATTAAACGATCAACTCGAGAGCCTCTTAAAATAGATGAGGCAGGTAACGTGCAAGAAAAATCAAAAACCGATATACCGCGCTACGGAAAGAAAAATAAGCGATCCGACAGATTAAGAAGACCGCGTGCCAATTAATTTGATGCATTGGCAAATTTTAACACATTATCCAACGTATCAAATGATATATTATCCAGCGTTTTATAACCTTTAGCAATTGTGTTTTGATATGCATAGGTCACCCCAACAAATTGCACTTTATTAAATTTTTTAATAATTTCTATTAAATTTTTATCTGCTTCAGCAAAATCAAATCCTACAAGAATCACTACCGAACTATCTTGATCTGCTGCGATGTATGTTGCCGACAGATCGTCTTGATTAATTGCATCAACATTATACGTAAATGTTTGTACACGTGGTAATGTGCCGTGGGCATCAACAAACTTTTTAGGGATATAAAAATTACATACTGCATGAAATGCTTTCTGCATCAATTCATATGCTTTTGTAAGGTCAGTGCATATAACGTTATCTGTTCTGCTTTCTTTCCATGTGGTCCAAGATCCGTATAGTGGTCCTATTTCTTTTAATTTTTCTGCGGCATCTTTTTTAACCGCTCTGGCAATTACACACGATATTTTCATTATTTACGTTCCAAGTCAAGTGTTACACAATGTATTCCACCGCCCAATGTTCTACTATGGCGCATTTGTAGCGGTATAACAGTAAAATCACGTTGCTCCAGTTGTGCTATGAGATTAGACTGGTTCTTATCAACAATCACTGTCGACGGGCCTATTGCTAACATATTTAGTCCGATCCATTTCGATGCATACGGATATTCATGAAAATCTATCGGGGTCACATCGTCTACATATATTTTATCCCATCCGTCAAATATTTTAGGACAATTATCTTCATTTACGCGAGATGCATTTAATACAACAACATTATCACTTATCGGTACAATGGTAGAATCTATGTGGGTACTGTTATACATATCGCAAATATGTACCGTGTATTCGGTGCCGAGCACGGTCTGCAACCACTTGGCACCTAATCTATTGCCCGAGCTACTGACAAGATAGAGCAAATCTTTGCCTACTCTGCATACGTTGGCGGCATCAAATATAGGATCCAGCTCATCATTCAAATTATTTTGTAAACGCGGACGGGGTGCGCTAATCCACCTGGCGCCATCTCGTATGGCCTCACGCCTTATTGTACTGAAAATAACTGCTTCGTGTTGGCGGGCACGGAATGCCATTGGCGTTTCTATTACAATATCATCAATGACCAATAGTGTATCGCGTGGACAATATGAATACATTCCGTCTGTCTTAAAATCTAATGTAGATACTGTCTCTGCTAGATCAAATTCATCTGGTCTATATACTGTTATATTATTCTCACGCAATACATCACATAATGCATCAAGATCTTCGTTTGCTTCCTCTATAATATGAAACGGCACTGGTCCCGATGGAGGAGGTGTTTCGTCCCATCCTCCGTTCTCCATGTCAAATTTAAAAATAGGATCTCGTGTTGGAAAGAATGCGTTATCTGCTGTACCAACGACCACAGATTTAAGTGTGCTCCATTCGTTGCTTGATTTTATCTTCATATTGTGGCTGTTACCTGTAATGTATATCTATCTGTATTGCCAAGATTAGCAGCCATATGCACCGTATCATCTTTCCACACTGCATAATCGCCCGCTTGCCATTTTGTAAAAGGTTCTCCATCCACTTCAAGATAGTGACCGCTTTGCCAATCTTCCATTAAAATAAGCATACGCCATACTGTTTCGTCTTCTGTCACATTATATAATTTTTTATATTTTGCATACGTGTCCTGGTGGTTTGGAAGGATTGTACCTGGGGTCATACAATAAATTGCAACTCCCAGATGTTTTGCTTTACCGGGATATCTTCCTACTAATTTCTCTTCAGCTAGATCTACCCACTGTGGCATTTCAAATCGTTGATCATATAATTTACCTGTGTATTTTGCATAGTTATGTCCCTGAGATTTCCATTTTTCGAGGGTCACCTGATCATTAAACGGCTCATTAATCCAGGCTAGATCTTTGTAATCATCCCAAAACGGCTTTACGTGGCCAACGAACCAATCATTGCTCACGTGTATTACCGTAGTGCAATACAGTTATGCCATCTATTGCATCTTGTAATCGCCACGGATCAACAATCACACTGCCCTTCTCAATAGTGCAATAAAACGGATCCGAATCTTCTATGCCAGCATAGCCATAGGTAATTTTTCTGTTGTGGGCCAATAATACCACAGCTTTTGCACTATCTAAATCATCACCTGTTAATGGATCAACGTACATTAAATCAACGCCAGCTTCCTCAACATAATAACCAACGAGTGTACTGTATGATCCTATTGTGTATTCTACGTCTGGCTTGTATGCTTTGCCGTGTATCAGTATAGGCAGGTCGTTCGCTCTTGCAATATTAACTAGGTAGTCGGCTAAATTTTTTGCTTGGATTTCACGTGCGCCCATTATTGTTTGGAACATATCATAGCCCAGATCATATTCATTTGCCAGCCATCGTAATGCAATATTATCTCTGGGGTGACAGTTATGTACAACTGCACCTGTGTCGGCATTTATATAAAACTGGTCATCTTTTACTTCGTGGTTTGGTTCAACTTCTATGTTATACACCTTACCAGTGTATTCATACTTTTCTATTTTCATAATTTAATTCCTAATTCTCTTTTATAGCCTAATTAATTTGTCACTTTCATTAATTTCGTCTGCACGAACAATTACCCGTTTATTATTCCTAATTACTGGAATTAAATGCTCCGGAGTTGCTTCTATTATTATGTCTCCGTCAGTCAATTTTATAATAGTTCCGCTGTAGTCACGGCATGTTACAGTGTCAATTTTCTTTTGATCTTTTGCTGTACATGACCAGTTCGCAGATTCTATTAGATTAGTTTTGCTTTCATCGAATGATTCGTACAGGTCTTTTATTGTAATAACTTCGTCGTTCACCGTTACCGTAAAATTCGGCAAAACACACGCGCCCGCATCCCCCATACCTGCTGTCATGTACTTTGGACTCTGCAATCTAATATCGCTATGTGCAAGTGCATCGGTCACAACGTCAACATTTATATTACCTATCTTCATTGCAAAATCTTGTATCATATTTACGATGCCAATTTTGGCACTTATGTAGGTGTTATAAAAGATCTTCATAGCTTCTGCTTCTTCCCATGTGCCCACTTCGTAACGTGGTTTATTTTGCATAAGTGGCTCATAAATATCAATTAATTTATTGATATCTTCAGAAGATCCATCTTCTGCACCAATGATGACCATTTCTGGATTTACAAAATCCCATTTAACTGTGCCCATTGCAATTAAATACGGATTGTAAATTAACGTATGCATTTTATTCAGCATCGGATATAACTGTTTTCTTGCTGTACCTGGTAATATAGTGCTTATCAATACAATTTTTTTAGGACCGTGTGCATTTTTATTAATCCAATGCAATACCATTTTTACATCATCGTATGAAAAATCTTTTACTGGTAAATGCATACTTGGAATTGATCCGTCATATTCTTTTTCGTGCGGAGTAGGCACTGCTATAAAAATCCATTCAGATTTATTAATAGTTTCTTCAATTGTACAAACATTTACCGTGTCGCTTGTAACCGGATAAATATCATAGCCAGAGACATTATATTGCTCAGCGAAAACTTCAGCACAATCCATGCCAAGTTTTCCTAGGCCAAAAAAACTTATATTTTTATTATTCATATGATTCCTTTAGAAAATATATACGAGATTATTTATACTCGTTATCTTAAACATTTTAATGTTAACACATATACTTATCTGCCATACGGTAGTGTAAAATTTTTCGACCTCACGCAAATTTACGGTGGCTGGTTTAATTCTGATAGTAATATAGTACCGCCGATGGCATCGTGCATATTAAATGATCAAGAGCCCATCGGTATGTTCGAGTGGAAAAAACTTTCTGCAAGTGATTCAATGACAAGGTGGCAGGCTTCGCTGGTAACGGATAGTATAACAGATAAAAAACTATTCATGAAGGATATACCGCAGTCATTAAGTGGCAAGGTATTTGTTACTCACTCCGAATTGCATTCACTAGATGTTGCTACCCTAGAAGCTGATTATGATGTAATTCCTATTTACTACTGGTGGCACGGCTTAGTAGCAAGATCGTGGTTCAACAAATATAGATTTTTTCCAGATAGTGAATATACTGTATCTACCCCATCGGTGAGATTTTTGCTATATTGCAGGGCATTTACTGGCACACGAGAATATAGATTAAAATTATTAGATGGGATTGCCAAAAGCGGGATTGCCAAGCATTTTTATTTAAATTTTTCTCCAATAGACGAATATCACTACAGTGAACACACGTATTTAAACGAAAAATATGCGTGTACATCTGTATTAGAAGATTATTTTTCCGTTGGAGAGGCGGTAGATGCATCGGCTAGTGCTAAAATCGATCTTACTGATTTTAGAAGCACGTTTATCAGTGTAGTGGCAGAAACGGTCTTTGACAACAAGGTGTTTCTCACTGAAAAAATTTGTAAATGTTTTGCCGCCGGTCATCCATTTATTTTACTTTGTGGGGCGCATAGTCTACAGGTTTTGCGTAACTACGGTTTCCAAACGTTCAACGATTTCTGGGATGAGGGGTACGATGATATTGAGGATGGTTACAAACGGATAAAAGCCATTACCAAACTGCTTAAAAAATTAGCAGAGATGCCCAACGATGAATTTGTAGATATGTGCGCACAGCTAAAGGAGATTGTCGATTATAATCAGCGGTGGTTCTTCAGTGAAGATTTTGAGAATATGCTGATAGCTGAAATGGATGAAAATTTTAAGGTGGTACGTGGGGTCGAACCTGATCAGTTTGGTGGGGATGTATTTGTTATTTCTTCGCAAATATTAGATTATCCTGCCGACGAATTAGTTGTGCCTTCTCCAGTGAATACAGTTAGTAGACTGCATTCCGAAATCACATTGCCTGCGCTAGAATTTTTAGAATTAAATTATCCAGCGATTGCAGACAATGTGCACCAACTATACGAAACTGAAATTGTTAAATTTAAACAGCTTGTTGCTGATGATACACCCCGTCCCAATCGTCAGTAGGTGCATTATCTTTTAATTTAGAAATCCGCTCTTTTAATATATCATAAAATGAATCAACTTGGCCATTAAATTTTCCATGTAAGTGATTTAATGCTTCTTCAACAAATTCCCAGTTCTGACGTTGATATTCTGTCATCATTGCTTCGTGCATTGTTTTTAATTTTTCCAATTCCGGTAGCTCAGGCAACGGAACTTTATCAGCTGGTACCACACAAAATGTTTCAATTATTTCCTCAACATCCGGTGATTTAATTCTGTCTAATGATAGTACAATAAATCGATCTTTAAACGTATCTGCAGCTTCTCTTCCTAAAATAATATGCATTCTTCTATTTTCTCCTTAACTAAATACATGTATATATGATTAAATTTAATTTTGACTTAATATCCGACCTACATGTCGAAATGTGGGATACTAATGAAATTGTTCCTACGGCACTTAATTGTGTTGTTGCGGGCAATATTGCACAGCATAGAAAAAATCTTGTCCATGCATTATCGCAATTATCTAATATATACAATAATGTTTTTTATATCGACGGTACACTCGAACATTTACAATATTTAAATAATTTAGATAGCAGTTATGAGGATCTTACTGAATCTCTGCGTGATTTAGATAATGTTCACTTCCTCCACAATAATCTCATAATAGCTGATAATTATGCTATTATAGCAACAAACGGTTGGTGGGACTACGGTTTTGAGCAAACTATCGGCATTGGGCCATCGTTGCAATTTACGCAAGAATTAATGAAGTGTGGTGCCGATGTACCTATCGAATTTGCTAACATGGCTGACACTGACACTAGCTACCTGACTAATTCCATTGCACGCCTGCAGAAATACAACGATGTTAAAAAAATTATCATCATCACACATACTGTACCGCATTCGTCGCTTATTAACCACGATGTTCAGCTTGCAGGACAACCTGATCTAAATCTCATGGGGAACAGCAAAATTGTCGATGCACTAGATGCGGATATTAATAACAAGGTAGCAGCGTGGTGCTTTGGACATTATTCAGGGGATGTCGACACAGTTATTAATGGTATCCGCTTTGTAAATAATGCTAGAGGAATGCCTGGGGCAACACACGCTTCTCACGTATATTATCCCAAAAGCATAATTATTTAAGATTCTTCTGGTTCAAGTTTTACTTGCAACGGAAACGATTCTTGTCGTGCATCCATTGTTACTTCAATGCCTTTCTGTTCAGCAATTTCGTATGGTAATACTGCAACAGTCGCGGCACCCAATTCATGAATATCTGATGTAACTTTTGTTGCTGTTTCGTGGTTATAAGAAAAATGTGATACCAATGAATTAATTACAAATTCAACCGTTGTCATATTGTCATTGATATAAATCACTTTGTACAACGGTGGTTCTTTTATATTTGTTTTAATATCAATTTTTGGGCTTAAATCAATGCTGCTATCTGCCATATCTTCGGGTTCATAACTCATATTCATATTCATTTCCTTAGTTTGTTAATATAACTATATAATACACTCTAACATTAAAAATTACAAGGTAATTAATAATTCTTTTTAGGTAATTTTTCTGATCTTAGCTTTTGTGCCCAGCGTGATTTTGCTGCAGCTCTGGCTAATTTTCGCTTCATTGTTGGTTTTACAAAATATTGTCTGTCACGTACTTCTTGCACAACTCCGCTATTTGCAACTTTCTTTTTAAACTTGCGCATTGTCTTTTCAAAGTGACCACTGTCGTTATTAACTGTTCTGCCTGTTATTATTGGTCTGGGGTGTCTTGCCAAAATTATCTCCTATATTAATTTTGTTATTTATAGCTCAACTTTTTGTAGAGCATCTGCTATTTGTATTCTTTCTGCATCACTTAATAAGTCTGGATCATATTCACCTTTGCTTACTTTTTCTACTAAATGCTTTATGTACTCGTCATTAAATGCATAATTGTCGGATGAACTCTTATCAATTTCTTCCCACTCGCCGCCATTATATTTGAACAGTTTTGTTGGTAAATAGTCCACTCGCAAAAATATATCGTTCTTTACAGACCGACTTGGAAATTTGGTGCCAAATGGTATGTTTTGTGCTTCTACATCAGCTGTCGGTTTAGTAGTCGATTTTTGATTTTCACTTAACCACACAACTGCCTTTTCTAGCTCATCTACCTTATTTGCAAGCTCTGCATTAATATCTACTAGCGTCATGTTTGCTTTTTTTAGTTCATGCTCTTCGTCTGTTTTAATAGCAGGCTTTTTCACTTTCCATTCTTTATTATACGCTGAATCTGCCTGCTGTGTCAAGCTAATTTGGTTAATCTCATGATACACGTTATTGTTATCTAATGCAACAGTATCACTCATGTTTTTATCGGTGATCTCAGGTATTTCTGGCTCGAGTTTTACAACAATATCTTGCCCAGGGAAAATATTTTCTTCTTTTACGCCTACTTCTTCATTTTTATACTTGGCCATTTCTATCTGGAATTCTTCTTCTTCAAGTACACGACGATGTTCGAGTTCAACTTTTTGTTTTTCTTGTTCTTGTTTTTCTCTTTGTCTGCGGCGTCTATCTGCAGATGACCACATAATTGATTTATTTGCAGCAACAATCATTATAATTGCAAGCGGGTCAAATACTGATACTAAAATAATTATCACCCATCGTACAGCTTTATCTAAAATATCATGACTAGGATGATTTCCATATATTAATGCAGCAATATATTTTAACGGTCCCACTTCTGCTTCAGCTGACCTAATTTCTTTTGTTAGAGGAATTTTTTCTTCTCTAAGATTGCTAATTTTATTTTGAGATGCTTCGATTATTTTATATATTTTATCGCGCTCTGGTTTTTGTTTTTCTCGTGCTTTTATACCTTTGGTCACTGCACCTAGCTGTGTATATTTGTTTATTTGCTGATCAAGTATCGAAATGTTTGCTTGTGCGCGTTTTATTTGATCTTGCTCACGTATAATGCGCTGATCAATAATTTGTACTTTGTCTGTATTATCACCCGGGGCAACAATTTGATCCATGTGTGCTTTTGACAGAAACCCGAATATACCCATGCTAGTTATAAACATAAGCATTATTACCGCAAATGTTAAATACGATTTCATTAGGATTGGGGTTCTTGGCCAATTTTTATGTAACCACACTGTAGTTACAATTTTAGATATTTCAAGTACGCCACCCATTATCATAATAGGAAGGACCGCGGCTGCAAATATTGCAGTCAGGCCAACAATCGAATAATATGCGGCTACCGACGAAAGGGTAAGAGCTGTTAATAATGTAAAAAATGCAATAATCATAGTATTAATATTTATCTCTTTATTACAACACCGTTTAATATTTTAATTCCAAATTTCATTTCTAGATGAGTTGCTTGGTACACATATCCACGTCTTTGGTGATGTTAGCGTTCGGTAACTATAACTAATTTCTTCACGTTCGACTATAGGTGCAGAAAAGTTGCCGTTAAATCTACAATAAAGTGGGCATTTCCTGTAACAAAATACTTATACATACGTGAGTTTATGTTTAATGCCCACTAGCATATTTTTAACAATATCATTCGCCATAGTGGGTACTTTTTGGATCAAGTAGTGTTATGTTGTATTTTAACGTCACGAATGTTGCAAAATTTTTGTCTGGTACGTCAAACCATACAACTGGTGCTCGGTTATATAATGTAGAGAATTGTTTACGCACGTTCTTCTTCCCTCTCCAATTTTTTCCAAACAATGTGTTGCACTCTGCAATCATACTATACCATGTGTTGATATCAGGTATTCCAAAATAAAATCGGGTCTTATCTTCTGTTGATTGCATTATCAAATTGTTCCTGAACTTTTGTTAAATCATCTGCTTCTTGTTTATCAAGTCTAAATTCTTGGAAACGTGGGAGAAATAAAGAGTACTTGTTATTACTGTCAGTCGGTACAGATAAATTNTTTGCAGTTGCTGTAACAATAGTTCCAGTTAACTCTTCTCTACGATTATGAATATCTTTACGTAGTTTATCACTGAATCCGCTAATGTTTGTAACTAGCTGACCACAGCTTGATTCTACTCGCATAGATCCGAATGTTTTAGCATTTTTGCCTTCGCCTGGATTAAATCCTGTAATAACTAAATCACAGTCTACATCAAGCTTCATTTTGCACTGGAACTTAGATGTACCGTCTCTCCATTTGCCAGTAGCACATTTAATAACAGTACCTTCGAGGCCTTCTGCTAGCTTTTCGAAATAATGTTCCAGTGCTTCTTCGTAGCTGTGTACAATGCGTGTTTCGATTAGCATAAGCATATCTGAATCTGTTACTTGCGATTGCAATGCAGTAAATCGCTCGCTGTATGGCTTACTACCAGTGCCTTTGGGTACTGCTTCGTGTAATGGAATTTGATCCCATACCATGTATACCGGAGTATCACCTTCGTCAAATGATCCACCTTTGAGCACACTGTTTAATATGCCATTGCCGATCTCACGTGGTAAAACCTTTCCATTGCGCTTAACTAATAGCTCGCCGTGTGTTTGCGTATTATTAGGAAAGACTGCAACTGCTTCACGTGCCAGTTCTTTGAATTCTTCTAGCGGCATGTCACTACCTGATCGGCTCCGAATGTTAAGCTCGCCGTCGTGGGTAATGTTAAAGTTAGCATACATGCCATCTGCTTTTAGCTGACTATACACGCCGTCTGTCCAGCTATATTCATCTAGCTTAACTTTCTTAGGTAAATTACATCGCATATATGGAAATTCTGGAATCAATCCTTTAAACACTTTATTTACTGTGCTCGATTGTACACCACAGCGTAGATCACGTGCAATGATTTTTTCTATTACCTTGGCATTTTTTGCAGAGACCAGTTCAAGTATGTTTTTAAGGCAATCTCTAGCGGCATCACCTGTTATACGTCTTGTTGCAATCTTTCCTGTTAATTTAGCAATGGCATCTTTTAGTATTAGTATCGGCTCTTCTGATTCTGCTCGGGCTACATATTCTGGAATTTTTTTAATGTAATAATTTAATGTTAGATCAAGAGCAGCTTGCAGTGTTAATTCTAGACCTGTGTGATCTTTATATTTTGTTAATATATCAATTTTTGCATTTCTACTTGGTTCTGCAGATAATTCGTCAAGTATTTGATATGTACGCATTATTATCCCCGTTTATTAAGTATGTGTAACATTATACACTAATTATCATTAAATGTATATGATTTTAGTATTTTAACTACATCGTCTTTGGCACGAAGTCGATTAATATTATAACGGTTTAAAAATAAACCAACGATAGTCATTAAAAACCCTATGTCAGATAATATATTAAACCAGTACAAGCTAAACGGTATTGCTATAAACGATAAAATCACTGTTATAATACCGCTGATTATTAAAACTATCCCTAACACAAGCAAAATATCGTATCTAGTCATTATAGATAAAAGATATGATTGTCAATTTGTGTAACACGCTCTTTTGTTGATGCCCAATATGGTGCTGCAAATGGTATCATTTTACCTGTTCGTGGATCACGTACTTTTTCAGCATAATAAAACAGTGAGTTTCCTATTTTGTTTGGGGCTTTACCTGCAATTACTTTCTTTGCAATTAATTTCATAGTATTATATACTTTCCACTTTGTAATTTTCGGCGGATGCGTTGTCCAACTAAACTGCTTGTGCTGGTACACTACTTTACATATGGTATTTGGATAATGCGATGATTTAACTCTATTCATCGTAACTATTGCAACGGCAATTTGGCCTTCTTTATTTTCGCCTCGGGCTTCATGATATAAATTTTTTGCAAGACATTCCACTTCTGCGTCATTATACTTTTTTTCATTCTTAGATGGAATCTTGGATGGTTGTGATTGCGGAAAAAATTTAATAAGATCTCTGTCTATCTTTATACCCGGCATCATTAATACAACTGTCGGTTTTTGTTTTAGCTTTGCTATCGTTGCTTTGAATTCTATCAACGATGCTGTTAATACTGCATTCATTACTAAACTGGCTACTAAAATATGATACATTTTCATGTTATTCTCCTGCGTTAAGTAAATATATAGTTATATTATACTGAGGATTAACTATGATGTCAACTCATACTTGAATGAAATTGTTTGTTGCAATGCCGCTTTTTTGCAGATTATTAATATTATAGCCTTCTTTTAGACAGGCCTTAATTGTTTGACCGGCTTGATCTGTTTTTGCCATCTGCTCCATTATCATCCTTTGGCCACCATCTTGAAGATCCAATGCTATTGTATGAAGCGATTGTGCAAATTGCATACTCAGCATTTTCATACTCCGAAGATTTGTTAAACTAATTAGTGCCTCTGACTGGTGATACCCTTCATTTAAAATTCTTGTTGCTATTTTTTTACTTAATGCATTACATGCTTTTACCACTTCTTAAGTAGCGGATACAATTAAAGGACTCATGGCTACGATTTCGTTATATGCAGTTTGAAGTGTAGAACGACTTGCCGTATGTGCAATTGCAAGTGTAGCATTAATTTTAGTAAGCAACGGTTGTATATCTGTTAGATCTAATAGTAGCTCCCCTAGCTGAAAAAACAATTCGCCGTGTACATAACCAAGTGACGATCCTAGAACATCTGCTTGTACCAGTGTGCCATTTTCTCCTGTACCAATAGCAAATATCGAATCTAACGAAGATTTTGCAGATCCTAACATTGCAGTGGTTGATAAATCTGATAGATCATTAGTTACCTGTAATTCTTTGCCAACTGCCACAATAGTTTGCATATCTAATTTATCAATATCTGTTATTTGTTGAAGCGATGTCCTGAATGCCAGTGCCAGTACTGCAATATTTTCCGGTAGTATTCCACTGACAGTAACATATAAATCATCTTTTGTTATGTTGACCAGCGGCAGGATGCCATTTTTAGTCGGTGAAATTAATGTATCTATGCTGGTCGGGAATAGCTTGCGTATATCTAGTAAATCAGTCAATTTATCTATATTAGGTGTTGTTATTGACATTAAATTTAGGATGGCTGTTAATTCTGTTCCGGTCACTGTCTGCATTATATTATATAATGTTTTACATAGTATCAATGGTGGTTCACTATCTGTTTGCAATGCCTGTATATCGTCAGTGCTTAATCCATTATCTAGCATTACTTGCAAGATCTGTGGGAGACCTTTTGCTTGATCAATTTTTCGTAGCAATCTTGCAGGATTATCTATGCTGATATTATATTCCCCACTATAATACTCGCCTGTTTTTGCAAGATCAGCAACAAACAATTTAATATCTGTTGTCACTGCTGATAAATTGCTCGTCATTGATGCATCATGACTTATAAATACTGCATCTTTTACATTACTGTGAAGCGATGAATTAATTACTTCATTTATTGTGCTAACATACCCGGCCGCTTGGCTCCATACTGCGCCAATTTTACTATAATCTCCTAAATCATATACCGCGGTTCCTTGGCGTAAAACATATCCCGCAAAACCATCTATTTCACCGGGCAAGGTTACATTATTTGCTGCTACACCGTATTCTACTGGCATACTATTCAGTAGTCCTGGAAAAATTGTTTGCCCTAACGAAAAGAAATTAGGGGCCGGAAGTGATGTTGAGCCACCTGTTGCTGCGTTTAGCGGGCTGCTGGCATCAAATGATATTGTATTTCCAGAGACCGCTGTTAATATTTTGTTGCCGTTGTATCCACTTTCACTCACTCCTATTACAGAAACACTATCGCCAACGATGTAGTCGGGTGTACTTGACAGGAGTAACGTTGCTGTGCCACCACCTATACCACTTACCCAACTTGCACTAATAACGCTGGACTGAAATCTTCCTATTATTATATTACCCAGCTCTGTGATTTTATTAACTGTCGGAACATTTAAATATTGTGCTAAATGTTCTCGCTGGTTGTCAAGGGTAAGGCCCCTGTTATTGATAAAATTATCAGCACAGGTTAATGTAAGTGGTGTATACGACATATTATCCTAATATGATCTCTTTTTTCTCAGGTACATTAATATTTGTTGTTGCCTCTATATATTTTTCTGCAATTTCATCTTTGCATTCGGCTATCATCACAATACCTGCTGGGAAAATAGGAATTGATTTTTCCGATTTACCTGTAACAATAAATGGATACATTTGCATTCCTTGTTCACTCGGTGCCAAAATTACTGGCATTTTAATCATATATGCACTTCCGTCCATTTTAATAAATCGTGCTGTTATTTCTTCTGTTGTTACTAACTTAAATGTGTAAACCCCATTTTCTTTTAATTTCATGCTTTTCCTTTAGTGTGTTGTGCCCATACTTGACCCCACGATCCTGATAATGCACCTTTTGCATAACTACTTTCTTGTTGCTCGAAAAAGTTACTGTGTGATGGTGCTACTACCATTTCATCTACCCACGGTAGAGGATTCTTTTTAACCTTAAATATACCACGTAGTCCAAGACCAATTAACCGTCTGTCTGCAATATATCTAATATATTGATACATTTCATCCTTAGTAAGGCCTTCCATGGCTCCCATTTCGTATGCAATATCAATAAACTTATCTTCAAGTTCGACCATCTTCTCTGCAATCGAATATAATTCACGTTTAAGATCGTCGTTCCATACATTTCTATTTTCTTTAATAAATGTACGGAATAATGTAGTCATGCCTTCTACATGTATACTCTCATCAATAATAGACCATGTTACAATTTTAGTCATTCCGGGCATTAATCCCTGTCTACCGAAGTTCAACAGCATAACAAACGAACTAAACAACTGCATTCCTTCTGTAAATGCCGATACTGCTGTCATCTGCTGTATAATAGTATCTTGACTTGTCTTATCTTCCCAGGATTTAAAATATTCGTGCTTTTCGGCCATTGCTTCGTATTCTAAAAACTGCGTATATGTGCTATCCGGCAGGCCTAATGTCTCGATCAAGTGAGAATATGCAGCAATATGCATTGCTTCACGGGCTGCAAACCCCATTAGCATCATTCTAATCTCAGGTTGTGGAAAGTTAGGCAAATAATTATTTACATACGCACCAGCAACGTCAACATCGCCTTGTGTAAATAATCGCAGAATCTGTAATAAGAAATTTTTCTGCGGTTTTGTTAAATTGTTCTGCCAGTCCTTAACATCATCTTGCATCGGGATTTCTGTATGTACCCAATGTATCTGCTCGTGTTGTAGCCATAGATCGTATGCCCACGTATATGTAAACGGCTTAAATGCTACACGTTCTTCTGTTAGTCTTGGCTTACGTGGTCTTCCTCGTGTTGCTGTTGCATTCATATGTTATCCCTCGCAGCCAAAACAAGTTTCTTCGTTTTCTGCAATCTGATGTAATATTTCAATTTCGTCTTCAAGTTTTTTCCTTTTAACTTTTTGTGATACTTTATCTGTATTGCGAAGCTTTTCACTTCTGCAATAGTACATTGTTTTTAAACCTCGTTGCCATGCACGGAAATGGATTGCGTGTAACATAACTATCGATATATTTGGCTTAACGAAGATGTTCAGACTCTGGCCTTGATCTATAAACGGCTGTCTATCTGCTGCATGTTCAACTAGCCATAACTGATCAATTTCAGCGGCTGTTTTAAACACATCCTTTGTATCTTGATCCATCCATGTTAGTCTCTGGACCGACCCGTCATTTGCCATTATTTCTGACCAAACTTCGCTTTCATCTTTGTTGTGCTCTTCACAATATTTTTTAATGATTGGCACAAGAAATTTATTCTTCTGTACGTACGTTCCCGACAATGTGTCTTGTCTAAATACATTTGCACGCCATGGCTCAATGCTTGGGCTTGTATTGCCACAAATTAATGCATTTGATGCTGTTGGGGCAAGTGCCATTAGGTGTGTAAAGCGTTTGCCTGTACCACGTAACAACGTCGGACTACCTCGTTCAGCACCAAGCTCTAAATTAACTCTGTCTAGGTGCTTACGAATATTTTTAAATATTTGTATGTTTATTGATTTTGCCATACCCGATTCAATTGGGATATTTTTCTTCTGCAGATATGCGTGGAATCCCATAACACCAATACCAATGCTCCGTTCTCTCTTAGCCGATTTAACTGCTCGAGCAAGCTCTGGACGTGCTGTACGTATAAATTGTGTTAGTACGTTATCGAGCATTTCTGCAACATCACGATATAGCTGCTTGTCGTCTTTCCACGTGTCGTAATTTTCTAAATTTAACGATGATAGACAACATACTGCCGAATGGTCTTTATCTGTTGACAATAAAATCTCACTGCATAAATTAGACTGATAAACTTTAAGGCCTTTATCTACGTATGCCTGTGGTAAATTATTATTTGTATTATCAATAAAATGTATGTACGGTTCGCCTCTACCTGCGCCTGCACGTAATTCAATAATCTTTGCCCATAATTCTTTAGCAGATACTGTTTCTTTTACTTCTTTTGAATGTGGATCAATTAAGTCCCAGCTATCGTCGAAGTCCGGATCTAGCATACTGCCTTTAACAAGTTCCATAAATGCATCTGGAATATTTACCGCATTATGCAGATTTAAACATTTGCGGTTTTGATCGCCAGTGGCTTTGCGGATATCAAGGAATTCAATAATATCCGGGTGTGAAATATCAACGTATGCTGCATACGAGCCACGACGTGTTGTACCTTGTTTATATGCAAGAGAGCTGTCGTCATACGTTTTTAAATGTGGCATAATACCTACTGATTTTTCATCTTGGCCACGTATACCAAAGTATACACCGACGCCGCCACCTAGCATCGAGAACCAGTTAGTCTCAGATAGATTATTTACTAGACCTTCTGCTGTATCCTCAATGTGGTTTAGAAAACAACTAATAGGCATTCCTTTTTTGTTTCTGCCATATGATAAAATAGGAGTTGCATACCCAAATTGATGAGTAGATGAATAATNGTATAGTCGTTGTGCGTGTGCTGCGTTGCTTGAAAATTGTTTTGATACAAATGCGTATCTGTCTTGTGGCGATGTTTCGCCTGGTGCCATATAGGAATCTTTTAATCTGTCAATGCCAATAGGGTCGAGAAGATCGTCCCTAGATAGGTCTGTGTTTATCATTATCACCTCTGTGTTTTAATTTGTTTGTTATTTGTCAGGTTGTTAAGTATATATCATAAAAACAACCCGACAAAATTTTACTGTTATGGAATGAGTGTATCCAGTGTAGGATCTCTAAAATACTCTAAATTATATGATAATACTGCATCTATTGGGTCAGGTAGACCACTTGTTAGATTTTCAGTAAGTGTATAGTAAATAAATGTTAATCCTTCTTCACCTGGGGTTGTACTATTCTGTGCATAAAATGTTACACCGACATCACCGGTAGATGTGTACTGATCGTCTAAATACGCATTGACGACTGTGCCAGTAACAATTTGCATAATATTAAGCTTTCCTACTCGTACATTGCTGCCTCGTACTACATTATATTGCACCGATACTGCCCGGTGATGTGTATTATCAAATACTATGCCTGTTTGTGTCTGGGTTAATGTGTTATCAGCAAGTGTATTGTGCTGGCCAGCTTCGGTTGATAATGCCCCGGCTCTTATAACATATCCATTCTCAATTGAAATATTGCTATTATTTCCAAAATGAACTCGTTCGTGTTGATTATTTAATGCATCACTATCGCTTCGCTCAAACATATCTCCAGTTGACACATTGTTTGGACTATTAAAGCTAATAACATGTGTTTGTGGTAATGTTGATCCTTGTAAATTATTGCCAACATCTAAATACACATTATTGGCACTAATATTTCGTGTGGCGCCAATTTTATATTGATTATCATATCCAGCATAGAATCCAATATTATATATATGATCAAATATACTAGATGATATAATTACTGCTGAAGGACCGACAGTAACGTTTGATAATGGCACGGAAGATATTGCACCAGTATATAATGACACACCATTGTATAACATATCAAATCGTGTTGCTGTTGCCGATATGCCACGCACATCATTGTCAATGGCTATGCCGTGTGTTGTTCCATAAAATAAGCATTGATCTAATCTAACATTTTTAGATTTAACAGATCCGTCTGATACTATGCCAAGGCCATATGATTCTGTATTAGTTGTTGCACCCGGACCCGGGAATGACGGAAGACCACCTGTATCAATTCCACTACCTGGCGGTAATGTTTGTCCTTCTTTATTACCAAAGAAACCAACATTCTGGAACGATATGTCAAAACCTCTATCAATTAAAAATACGTTTCCGTCTATTGCATTTTCAAATGTCATTGATGCCACTTCTATATACGATGGCATTGTTGCACCAGTACTTCCCATTAATACGCCTGATTGATGAACGCCATCGGACGTCACTGCTGTAGAACGCGGTGGCAATGTTCGTGCTGGATCTTCTGCAAACCATTCGCTGTGATCTACCATTCTTACAATCGAACTATTTACGCCGTCGCCATATAATTTAGCATACGGTGGGATCTTAATTTCCGATGAAACGTTATATGTCCCTGCTGGGAAAAATAATGCTCTACGGACCTTTACGTTTGTTCCGCCTGTAAATACTTCTTTAAGTGCTCTATTGATTGATTGCGTGTCGTCTACTACACCGTCACCCACTGCGCCAAAATCTGCAACTGACGCCACTTCATCAAATTTATCCTGTATTGAACGCATTACATCATCGCCAGGTGACGGACCAGTTTGCGCAATATATAATGCTGCACGACCTTCGTATGTATATGTGTTCAGTAACTGAATAATATTACTATTTTCAGTTAATATCTCAGTATTGCCGATTGTAGGGGCGCCATCTTCTAATGTGCCGTTACCAATAAATAAACGTCGTTCATCTATCGTCCAGCCAAATTCTGCGCCTGCTAATTGTGGTAAATTTTCTTGTAGACCTTTTCTGTGAGTTATTCTACTGACTTGCACAATAGCCATTATATTTCTCCTTTTTCAGACAAGACTCTCGTTCTGTTTACCAACTTCCATTTTGTGCTTAGTGTGTTAATTGTTAAATAGACTTGCATATAATTTTATTCCCTCGATACTATATTTATGCAATGTGATAATACTCTGCGACCCTATCGGTCCATTTTTTCTCGTATTCTTTGTATTCGTCACCTTCTATAACAAATTCTTGATATTCAAAATTTCGGGAACACATTAATATAACACCTTGGTTAATATTTGTGTCATGCACTTCATTGTGGGCCATTCCGTATGCACACAACTGAAGGAAATAATCGTCAATCCACTCTCGTTTCTTTGGTTTATTTGTCTGTTTAAAATCTAATATTGCTGGTTGGCCTTTCCATGTACCCACACAATCTGTAGTACCGGCATAAAGCCCTGGAAAATACAATGGCACTTCGACGCCCCATATTTCGTCAACGTGTTGCATACCCTGAGTAATAACCTCATTTGCCATTTTATGTGCTTGTTGTTGCACAAGATTGGAACCTGGATTTTGCAGTGTGCCAAGACAATATTCTTCCAGCTTTTTGTGCATACACGTTCCGACATTTGCCGCTTCTGTAGTGATTTGCTGTGCTTGTTTTTCTCCAACCCTCTTCTTCCAGTTATTTAATGCTTCTCGGGCTTTTTTAGGTTTTGTGGCTGATAGTATTGTTGTAACGCTTGGTACTTTATCGCCGGTAGGAGTTGAATATAATCGTTTGCCGTTTACTGATTGCCTTGAAATAGGTGTATAGTTATATTTTGTAATAATCATACGAATATTATACACTATATCCGTATACTAGTCAAATTATTTTGATATTATTTATTTCTTGTGTGATTTCATGGCTGATTTAGCCATATTGTCCACTGTTGTTTTGCCATCTGGCATATTTTTCCCAGTCGACATTGCGCCAATACTATCGTCGGTTTTAAAATAAATTTTGTCGCCATCTATCTTAGAAATGACGTTATTTAATGGTGGCTGTGTAATCATCTGTTGTAATATATCAAACGACATTGGAATATTCATGTGCTGTGCCATTAATTGAAATGATGCCAAGCTTAATTCTGGCTTAGCACCCATTTCTGATGCTCGCTTTTTTAAAAATGTTGCAAGTGCAATTAGTTGTTCGTTATTAATTGCACTATTATCTAATTCAAAAATTTTCACTATCTGCGTTCTCTACCTAAGTTGTTGTCTTCTTCCTTATCATTACCTAGGCCAAGGTCAAGGTTGTCAGTATCTCCCATATCTGAACCTTCGTCAGCATTGGAATCTACATTTTGTGCAAAGCTATCTGGAATATCATCACCTGTTAACGCTGCCACTGCTCCTGACATATCTTGACGTGCTGTCTCAAGTGCATCCAACACTGCTTGCAATGTCTCATTTGCATTAGAACTAAATGCTTGGGCTTTATCTGATCCTAAAACAGCCGTAATCGAATCATTAAGAGGATACAATTCTTCTACTTTCATTTTACTGATTTTTTCAAGCATATCTTGTACACTATCTACCATATCTTGTGCAGCAAGTACTACCTGGGCTTGATCTACGTCTGTGCTTTCAACTACAAAATCTTTATAAAGATTTTTAAATGTCTCTTCAAGCTTGTCATCTTCAGTTGTTAGCATTGCACTTAGCTTTTTGGCTTGTTCGCCCGATACTGTTTGCCCTTGTTTTGCTTTTTTAAGTATTTGATCTTTTTCTGGATCAGGTGTATCTGTGTCATCTTGGTTTAATTCAGCCGTGGCTGCAAGTTTTTTTGCATCATCGCCTGTTACTGCTTGTCCATTAGCTGCTTTTGTTGCAGATTGCTGAATTTTTTTAGCTTCGGGGCTATTTGGTTTTATTGCAGTCTGCACTGGAGCATCCATTTCTTTAAGATGTTTGGCAAGACTTTCTGCAACAAACATCAGTTGAAGGAAGCTTTTATCTGTTTCACTATTATGTCGTTTTGATGACATCTTATATTCTTTGAGTGTGCGTGTTGCCTTTTTTAGCATCTTTTTAGTTTGGCGTTCAGTGAGGGAAGAAAAATCTACTTTCTTGCCAAAATAAGATTCTACTAGGCTGCCTATGTTTTTGCTTGTGGTTTGTACTGATAAATCAAGTATCTTCATTGAAATAATCCTTTAATTAACTATAGTAATATTTAGCAAGATCGATTAGTTTTCGCAATTCTTGCTTTGCTTGCTTTAATTTTCTCTGAATATGTGACTGTTTCATCACATAAACATCCAATTTTCTCGGGTTATTATTTATTTTTATATGATGTGCATATAATTCATATTCCGATTTACAATAGTATACATCCTTGTCTAATGATTTAATTTTTCTTGCTGTGTCGTAATATCTTTTGTTAATAGAAAAACAATATGCAACAGCCGACGCGGTCTCATAGAATGAAGCCAGTGTAATCCCATCTTTTTGCAAATCGTACATATCATTATTATACACTAATTTATATTTGTCAAATAAAATATAGCCAGTGCGGCACTGTATAATGATATCATTTTTTAACTTAGTTAATTCATCTAGAGCCAGCTTCTTTAACTTTTTTGTTAATTTATTTGCTATTATTTTTGTATTCATATTTTTCAAAGTATATATTTGTATTTGGCCCATTTACTTGAGTTAGTGGGGGCATTTTTACACTTTCTCCTAAATCGACTATAACAGGGACATGGTCAGAATCTTCCATCAAGGCACCATAATCGCCATCTTGCTGATCAAATACATTAACCTTTTCATTAGCAAAAATGAATGACCACACTTTCTGCTTACCAGTGTATTGATCTCCAAATTTATATTTTTCTAACGATACAGTTCTGGCTCGGGGATTAATAATCTCTAACACTTGCGCACGTAAATTAATAATTTGCATCAATGTTTCCCAGTTTCTACGTTTATTTCTGGCGGTGGTCCAAGCCTCGAATGTCTTTAGATCTTTGCCTTGCTTCGTCTTATATGGTGCAAAATCCTTCCTAAACGTACCTGTTATTCCTGTTTCTGTTATGTCAATTAATGTATAGCATATTGTGTAATTTAATTCTGAATTCAAATTATCCATATTTTAACGCTATAAAATCTATGATCTTTTTTAATTCTGTGCATATATCGTTATCAATCTCTACTGCATCGGCTAATATTGCCCACTGTTCAGTTGTAATATTTGGAGCAGGTGGTTCAATTACGACCTCTTTCTTATTTGTTCCTCGCAATCTCCGTGTAACTGTACCGTCACTAGTTGATTCAAAAATATATGCTTCCATAGTATTACTTATGTTCAGAAACATCAGCCAATAAAAAAGGCAATGTAAACACTGCCTTTCTTGTTTTATGTAAACTTAGATTAGAATACAAAATTTACAATTGTTGCTGCTGCAACTGCTGCATTTCCTGCAGATGTGCCTGCTGCTTGTACAAGAACTGCTAATTCTGCTGCTGTACGGTTAGTTCCTGACATAGCTAAACGAAATGTGTTTGCTGTGCCAAAATCACCAACGATTTCAATTGATCCATGTTCACGCATTGCGATCATAATAAGTTCGCGTTCTGGTATGCCATGTGCTGTACATGTGATTTCAAAAACTTCTAGTGCGCGACCAAATTGTTGACCTGATTCTACTTGACCGTTTACGCTTAATACTTGTGCCATTTTAATATCTCCTAAATTAAGTAAAAGCTTTTTAGCTTTCTATACTTTTATTTATCTTTTTACAGAATAATTACAGGTTAGTACCTTTGGATGCTACAATTCCTTTTAATACCGTTAACAGATCGCTTCCTGGATTGCCATATTCTCGCATTGCTACCTCAAATTTCTGGACTACACGTTTTCTATCGCCATGATCTAAATTTTCCCAAGATAGCACTTGTTTTCGCAAATATATAAATTCTGAAGATCGCGGGTGGCTCGATATGTGGAGCCGTTGATAGAGCACCACATTTAAATTCTGAAAATCGTTGTGGTCTGGTTGCTGTGCAATCATCGAACGAAAGAATCTCTTAATGCGCATTTCCGGTAAAGACACGTCTTTATAACCACTAATAATATCTTTAAATCTATCTTTGTCAAGAATAACAATTAAAAGATTATATAGGTCCGATGCTTGTGGTCTAAAACCATTTGTCCAGTCCTGAAACTTCATTATATTTTTGCTGTAATCAGCGGCGGCTTTTAGATTCATATATGATAGCAATTCTAATGCCAGAATATGTGTGTATATTCTACCTATAATATTAACAAATTTTTCATCATTTAACTGATATTGTCGACGAAACATCCGTGCTTCTGTTATTGTGCTTGTGGTACCGCTGTACATTTTTTTTAAATTCATTTGAGGGTCTTTGCAGGTTTGCCATAATGTGCACGTAAGCTTCTAGTAAATCCAAGCCTGTCAACTAGCTTGTATCCACCTACGTCAAGTGCCACAACAAGACCTTCATGGCTACGAATAATATTATCATCTATACCTTCGATTTCTGCTTCTACATCTTGCATACTCGGTTCATTTAATGCATTTAGTAGTTCATGCTTGGCACTAATAACAGCCGCATACGCATCAAATGCACTATCAAATTCCCGCTGATTTTGTGCAACAAATGCAGTTAGATTTTCAAGCTTGTTTTTTGTTATACGTGCACCACGTACATATTGTAGAAATTGTTCGGTTGATAAATTTAAGTTTCCTGCGTCAACTTGCTTGTTTGCATACGTTCTCAGCATTGTGTGCAAATCAGCAAGTCCTTTTGCTTTTGCTGACAGATTACTTACTTGTGCATTTGATACAACTGAACGAGCTTGGTCCAATGATCTTATAATGCTATTCATTACATTAATATCTGTGCTCTTTTTATGTTTGACTTTATTACTCGGTACATATACCGGAGAGGTAGGTGGCAGATTAAGCTTATCTGGATCATACGGTTCAGTATCATCTGCTGTGCCATTTGCCGGGATAAATCCATGTATTGCAATACCCATTTTAGAGACTGCAATTTTTGCATAATCTGGTCGAGAAGCTGATACAGTATACGTTACTTGATTTGGTCTAAATTTAATATATTTGTCTGTTTTAATAAAATTATCGTGTTTGTTAGCATATAACAGGTCGCCGACTAAAAAGCCTTTTTTTGGTGCTATCTTTTCTAGATTTGGCCAAATATCTGCATATAGTTTTACAAGGCCTGAATATCGTTGATTATATATGTCAACGTCACCTTTGCTTCTATGTAAAAGCATTGTTTCAATATCTTCAATGCTTTCTGCCTTACCATCGTACCCTTTTGCACTAAATCCCGACTTATCTGTAAGGATAAATTTACCTCGTGTATCACGGCCGAATATAACTGCTGGTTTGCCATCCCACTTAATTGTAGTCGAGTCAAAGTGTTGGTCTACGTCTTTAGGTGCCTTGGCCATTTCTTTAGCAAGCGATAGCATTCCATCTACTGCGGCTATTGCA